AATGCTGGAGGGGCAAAGAACCCTGGAGGTGAAAAGAATCCTGGAGGGGCAAAGAACCCTGGAGGGGCAAAGAACCCTGGAGGTGAAAAGAACCCTGGAGGTGCAAAGAACCCTGGAGGGGCAAAGAACCCTGGAGGTGAAAAGAACCCTGGAGGTGAGAAGAATGAAGGTGCCTGAGTTGTTACGTTTCCAGAATAAGATGAAAATCCACCGCTACCGTTTGCATTTCTTGCCCGTACACGGTATGCCTGAGTAGTATTTGCCTCATTTGCTATTGTAGTGCTTCCGCTACCTGCCTGAGTAACAGTTTTATTTTTAACTGGTGACTCATTAGATTCAATGTAGTAATCAATAATTGTGGATCCACCATCAGATGGTGCTGTCCAGGAAATTGTATCTTGGTTTACTCCAGCAGATGCTCCTGGCTGCGCCATAGTTGCTGGAACAGTTGTGGCTGTTGCGGTTGCAGTATTTGAAGCCACTGATGAAGCATATGCGTCAACCGATGTAACCGTATAAGAATAAAGTGTATTAGATGCCAGTCCTGTATTAGAAAATGTATTTGTTGGATGAGTAACTGTTGCAATTTCAGTGCCACCACGAAATACTTTATAAGAAGAAGGAGTGTTGCCAGATGTTGGGTTTGTCCAAGACAAATCAATTCTACCATCATTAAATGGTCTATTTGCTGGAACGTTTGTTGCTGTTAAGTTGGTTACTGGATTTGGTCCAGTAAAGTTATCTTGAGCTGCTGCTCTTCTACCTATATTTTTCATTTTATTCTCCTATTGCCTATTATCTTAAATCTCCAGCTAACAACCAAGTTGAAGCTGCAATTTTTGTTGCTGTTACTGATGAATTTAGTGCTCTTAATGTTCCACCTGGAGTTGAAAGAATTGTTATTCCATTTCCAGTTATATTTGCACCAGTGCCTGATGATTGATAGAAGCTGATTGAAGAACCGATTGCATATTTTGCATTTCCTGTTGCTTCAAAGCTGATATTCACTGCACCAGACAGTGGAATTAATGAGTCACGAACTGCTGCATCTGTTCCAAGTAAATCAAGTGTTGTGTTTGATGAAACAGCTGATGCTATTGTTGTTAGAGATGGAACTCCAGCCTTTGTCTGTGTCTTATCTGTAAATGCTACTCCTGCTGCTGCAACTGTTACTGTTCCAGTAAATGTTGGTGAAGCAATCGGTGCTTTTGCTGCTAAATTAGTTGTAACTGTTGATGCAAAGTTTGCGTCATCACCAAGTGCTGCTGCTAGCTCATCAAGTGTGTTAAGTGCTGCTGGGGCTGATGCGATTACTGCATTTACCTGTGCTGTTGCGTCTGCAATAGCTTCTGATTTAGCAGTTGCGATTGCTGAGGCCTGTGCTGTTGAAACTGGCTTTGCTAAATCTGCTGTATTATCAACATTTCCAAGGCCTACGTGTGCTTTTGTAACACCAGCAACTGTTCCAGTAAATGTTGGTGAAGCAATTGGTGCGTATGTTGATGCTGCTGTTGCAGATGCTAGCTTAGCATCAAGTGCTGATCCTAGGCCATCAATTTTTGTTATTTCAATTGCAGCTGATGCATTTATATCTGCATTAACAATTGCGCCATCTACGATTTTTGCAGATGTTATTGCTGAATCTGCAATTTTAACAGTAGAGACTGCTCCATCTGCAATCTTGCCTTCTGTAACTGCTAATCCTGCAATTTTGCCTTCAGTTACAGCAGAGTTATTTATTTTATCTGTTGTAACGGATGAATCTGCAAGCTTGCCAGTTGTTACTGCAAGGTCAGCAATTTCATTTGTGCCGACTGAGTTATCAGAAAGGTGAGATTGTGAAATTGAATTATCTGCAATTTTTGCACCAGTTACAGCTAGATCTGCAAGCTTTGCTACGGTGACTGCTTGATCTGCAAGCTTCGCTGTTTCAACTGCTCCCGTGTCAATTTTTGCTGCAATGATTGAAGAATCTGCAAGCTTTGCTACGGTGACTGCTTGATCTGCAAGCTTTACTGTGGTGACTGCTTGATCTGCAAGCTTCCCTGTTTCAACAGAACCATCTGCAATTTTAGCAGAAGTTACTGCTGAATTGTTAATCTTTGCAGTTGTTACATTAAGATCTACAATTTTTTCAGTTGCAACAGAATTATCTTGTGGCACTCTTAAATCTGAAAGTCTTACATCTGATGTATAAACTAAATTTGCTGCATCTAGGATACCATGTATGTTTGTAGAAATTGAAGAATGGTTAGATAGAGAATTTACTACAATGCCATCTGCATAAGCTTTAGTTGAAGCATCTGTACCAGTTGTTGGGACACCAAGATTTGAAATCTTGTTTGTTCCCATGTTTAATTCACCAGACATTGTATCGCCAGATTTGGCAACTTTTCCAGAAATGGCTGTTGTTAGTGTTCCAGAAAGATCTGCGTTATCTGCTAGAGATGTAGCAATTTCTGCTAAAGTATTTAGAGCTGCAGGTGCTGCACCAACAACTAACTCAATTGCATCCTGAACAAATGCTGTTGTTGCTACTTGAGTTGTATCTGTTCCAGCAGAAGCTGTTGGGGCTGTTGGTGTTCCAGTCAATGCTGGGGAAGTTAAAGACTTAGATGTAAGAGTTTGGGCTCCTGTTGTTGTAACAAGAATGCTTGTGTCAGCAATTCCGTGTACGTTTGTTGCATCAGATTCGTGAGCTGAAAGCGCTGTTCCTGCTGCAGTTGCTGCCGCTGATATAGCCTCTGACTTGGCAGTTGCTACATTTGCAGTGGTTGCTAAAAGTGAAGTATCTGCAATTCCGTGTACGCTTGTTGTGGCGTTGTTGTGGTTAGTAACTGCTGTAGCTACTTCTGCATCAAGTGCTGCTCCACCTGGAAGCTGAGCCAAAGGTATTAATCCTGCTCCGTCAAGAGAGGCTACTCCGTTGGCAACACCTTTTGTGCTAAGGGCAACGTAGTCGTCTACTGTACCTGAAAGAGCGTAATCAAGATCTCTCCAGGGAGTGTCTCCATCTCCAAATTTAAAAGTATTAGTATCTGTTTCAATACCAATTTCTCCTGCTGCTAGTGTTGGGTTAGCATCAAACCAATCCTCTGCTAGACCTCTTCTTAACTGTAATCTTACTGTTGCCATTTTTTACCCCTTATATATTTTATTTATACTGCCTATTGTATCACTTAATGATTTAAGATATAAGCCCAGAATCAAAAACCATTGAAACATCTGAATCTGTAGAATATGGAGATCCTCCATCTACGAATTTGCTGGTTGCACCAGGATTTACTCCATTTGCCTGTAGCGTATATATTGGCTGGCCGTCATAATCTATAGCTAGTCCAATATCCATAAAACTTACCTGTGTGCTTGGATCTGGAATTTCTGAATTAAAAGCTATTGGAACCCATGTTCCATTTAGCTGAATTTGTAGTTTATTTGTTGCTGTATCAAATCGAAGGGGTGTTTCGCCTAAAACGACGTTAGACCCAAATGTTGCAGTACCTGCTACATTGAGTCCATTCTTTACTTTAAAATTTTTATCTACTGTTGCCATTTAAGTTCACATATCCCCTAAGTTTTTGGTGGGGTTTTAAAAGGACCCCTTACCTTTTATTTAATTATGCGTTAAATACTGTACCAGATACAGTAATTGTTGAATCGTTTACTGGATTTACTCTGATTCGGCAATGAGTTCCATCTACATCTGCTGTAATTGTTCCTCTTGAACCATTTGTTCCAACGATTGCATATTCTGTAATTGCTACGTTATCAGATGAATCTAGTGTTACTAGAATTTCTGAGATTTCGTTATGAGTTCCGTTATCAATCTTAACCAAGAACTTACCTGATTTAAAGTTTGTCTTATTGAACTGGTATGCAGTTACTGGAACTGAACCAAGTGATGTTGTTCTTGCTGCCACCTGCTTTGCAACATCATTTATATTAAGATCTGTAAATGGTGTTGTGGCATCTAGAACATCATCAAGTGCTGCCTGAGCAGATGCAATTGCATCTGTTTCTGCTTGGTCAGCGTATGCTTCGTAAGCAGTTGTAATTGCTCCTTCACGAGTGTCTGTGTAAGCCTTAGCATCTACCTCTGCTTGGTCAGCGTATGCTTCGTAAGCAGTTGTAATTGCTCCTTCACGAGTGTCTGTGTAAGCCTTAGCATCTACCTCTGCTTGGTCAACATATTGCTTTGTTGCTGCTCCAAGGTTTGCTGATGGATCTGCTGAAAGGACAAGAAGTCCAGTCATTGTATCGCCAGCCTTGGCTACCTTTTCTCCTACTGATGTAGCGAGGTCTGTTGCATAATTTGGATTATCTCCAATTGCTGCTGCTAATTCGTTAAGTGTATCAAGAAGCGCTGGTGCTGAATCAACAAGGTCTGCAACTTTTTGATCAGCGTAAGCCTTGGCATCTACCTCTGCTTGGTCAGCGTATGCTTCGTAAGCAGTTGTAATTGCTCCTTCACGAGTGTCTGTGTAAGCCTCTGCTGCTGTCTGAGCAAGACCAATTTCTGTGCTTGTCTTGTATGATGACCAAGTTGTTGTTGATGTTATTTGAGAATCTTGAACTTGAGCATCTGCATAAGTTTGAGCATCTGTAAGTGCTTGTGATGCTGATCCTGCTGGATCATAGTTTGATGCAAGACCATCTGCGTAACTCTGTGCTGCAGTCTGTGCTGCTGAAGCAGATCCTGCTGGGTCATAGTTAGAAGCTAAGCCATCTGCGTAACCCTGTGCTGCAGTCTGTGCTGCTGCTGCTGAGCCTGCTGGATCGTAGTTTACAGCTAGACCATCTGCGTAACTCTGTGCTGCAGTCTGTGCTGCTGAAGCAGATCCTGCTGCATCGTAATAAGCATCTACAACTGTGCGGTCAAGAGAAAGTTCGCCACCAGCTGAGACATCAAATTGATTAGAAACCGACTTTACAAGTGTTTCTCCACCAATTAAGTCGAGGATATATTGATCTGAACCTACTTCTGTAAGTATATTTTGGCCATTGATTGTACCTGTTGTACCTTCAACAATGAGGCCATGCTTAATTCTAAAATTCTTATTTACTGTTGCCATTGATATGACTCCTCTTACTACTTATTTTTTAATTGCTGTTCTGTAATATCTAGCTGTAACAGCAGTACTTACAGGGGTGATCTTGAAACTAATTATACCTGAATTTTCTTCAAATGTATAATTAAATAGATTGTTGTTTGTGTTTGTTATGATATTTGATTCCGAAACGTTTATGTCAGTTCCATCATTTAATACAAGGACATCTGAGGCGTACATTTCTGCCCCCCTTGTTATCTGAATAGTATACTTAACGGTTGACCAGACGCTTTCTGTGAAAGAGTCTAGGACAGTTGCGTTTTCAATATCGCAAACTGTTGCTGAAGTGTCGTTATTTCCATCAACTCCTAAAAGCTCTCCTGTATTCTCAGCATCTAGAGTTGCAAGATCTGATTCAAGTTGGGATACCTTGTAGTCAATAGAATTTACATCTGTAGATCCATCAATTCCAACCTTAGCTTGCAATGCTTCAATAGCATCGTTTGCATTTGCATGTTGCTCTGAATGCGACGGTGTTGATAGGTTGCTTGTAGAAGTAGGGTTTACTAATGTGTCTAAATCTAATGGAAAATCTGTTGCCATTTTTGCCTCCAGGCAGTGGTGCTTATTATACAATTATACATTAATAAAATTATAAATTAGCCAATTAGTTTTGTTCCACCAGGAACTTTTGTTGAGCTTGAATCTCCCTCTGATTGCTGTGGGTAAAATTTTAATTTTGCAAGTGTACCGTCTGGCCTTGGTACTTTTATAAATCCCTTTATTGGATCTGATGGCATTCTTACTCCATTGTACCCAGCAGGGTAGTGCCAGGGGTCTTCTTCTCTTAATGTTGGGGTGGGCTTTGGGTCTGGGTTCCAAACTCCATTTTTTGTAATTAAAGACGGAATGCAAAACCTTTCTCCAGAAATTATTTTCTTAACTCCGTGTCTAGTGTATCCTTCATGCATTACCATTGTACCTGCTTTTGGCTTATATTTAAAATCATATTGAGGATATACTAATTCTCCTCCTAAATAGTCGTCATTTGGATATATTACGGTACCCCAAAAAATTGTTTGAACCATGTGGTCTTGATTATCTATATGATAAAACATTTCTAGGTTATTTCCATAGTCTGTTTTCATTGGGTTTGAATCTTTCCACATTTTTATATAGTTAAATGGACTAGCATTCCAATCTGATTTTTCATAATCATTTAAAACGTCTTTAATTCTTTTTTGAAGTAATTCATCTAATTCAATTATATCAGAAAATGAATTTTCAAAACCTTTATATGTTGTAGTCAAGCTTGGAGTCATTAATCTTTGATCCCAAAACTTAAACGCATGATGTGGAAGATCTGAGTAATTAAACTCTTTGAACCATTTTGTTAATATATCACATTCTTCTTTTGACAAAAAATCATGATATATTCTTACATTATCGTCACACAAACTTTCAACATTCATGTCTCACCACTTTCCTAAAGGGCACTTGGCATCTTTAAGCTTGGCTTTTAAAGGCATAATACACCCACACTTTTTGCATTGTTTAGTAAATTTAAATAATTCCTCACAACCGTTGCAGATGTCAAGCCTACTTTTAAACTCAACTTCGTCACTACGCTCATACTTAGGATCGAGTAAATGCCACGGATAAATCTCTACTTCACTCATTGCTGATCATCAAATATAAGTATATTTGCTTTTTCAAATACATTATGCGGAAAGGCATGCAAAGTTTTGTATGCAGTAACATCACAAGTATTTTCTAGAATAGTTTTTAGATCGTGAACTAAACGTTCTTTTATCTCGAGGTTATCTAAAGTTATATCCGTGGCAAAGTCTATGTCGCTACTTCTTTTTGTTTGATTTTGAACAAAACTACCAATTAAATGAGCTTTTTTAAAACCATAAAATCTAAATATGTTTTTTATATTTTCTAGATTTTTTACAATGTGAGGAACTCTATAATCTGTTAGATCTTCAAATGTATGATTTAAAATAGGGGCTGTAATTGCGGGGCAGTTTTCATAAATATAGCCATTGTGATTTCCTATCTCTATATCTCTCCTAGTAATTTGAGGACCACAGTAGCAGGTATACAAATAGTAATGTTTCATGAGTATTTTTTTCTCTGCCACATATTTTTTTTATAACCATTTTCAAAAGATGAACGAACAACATAGCGTTGACCTATAGATTCATCTTTGTATTCAGAAAACTCTGGAATGGCCATCTCATAATCTTCACGCCTAAAAGGAATGACCTGAATAAATGGCGTACCTTTTTTTATGACACCCTTAAATCCTCTTTCAACAATTATTGAAAAAAACCCGTCAGACATAAAGTTATCAGTGTCTATAACACCGCTAATAACTCTAAATGGTAAATTTTCATGAAACATTGGGTGAATAAACATGCAGCTTACACCTTCTTCTGTTTTAACTGACCACTGAGGATTAATACGAAACACTTCGTCCATATATATCTCTCTACTAAAAGGAAATCCTTTAACTTGCTCTGGAGAGTGCATTGAAATAATTTCTTTTTCTTCAACATTGGCATAGCTATACACTATACGCTTTCCAGTTGCATCAATCATTACATCTACTGGAAACTTTAAAATATACCCTGCAGTTATAGAATCAAATATAGCCATGCAGCTTTTTATAGTTTTGTTACTTGTTCCTTCTGGAAGATTATATTTAACAGAATCCGTAGTGTATTTGTCATGGTCTTTATACCACTCAGGAACCATTTTTACTGCAGGTTCAGGAAATGGTGCGTAGGAAATTGTATAATTAGTTTTAGGAACAAACTTTATAACACTAGACAAGATTCACCCTATTCTTTAATAAAATTCTCTTAGGTTGTATACTAACATATTTTCTGTGAAAAATATATCATACGGTTCACAGTTAATTGAATATACGGTCATTGGAGTGTTCATATGAATTACGCTTACAACAGGAGTCCAATTGTCTGCTTGATAGTTATATACTTCATAAGTTTCATCTATATCAGCAGCTATTACAAAAGAATGTACTCCATTTTTTCTGGCCAAAATATAATGGCTTTCAGAGAACCAGTCACCATTAATCAACATATGTTGGTTAACTTCTCGAGTGCTAATACTAGTAATTGTTGTAGAAACAACGCCATTATTTGTAAACTGTTCTGAAGCCCAATTTGTTAAATCAAAACCAGGGCCAAATGTAGGAATTTCAGAGATGTCAAGAGACAGCAGCTCGTCTCCTACGGACAAGTTATTAACCGTCTTGTAACCATCAAGAGTTAGGACGTAAGTGCCTCCACCCAAAGATCCGCAGAAGTCAGCAGGTGTAGGAATACATGGTTCTGGTTCAGCAATAATTACAGGCTCGTTAACAACAACAGGATCGTTAACAACAACAGGATCGTTAACAACAACAGGATCGTTAACAACAACAGGCTCGTTAATAATGACAGGCTCGTTAATAATGACAGGCTCGTTAATAATGACAGGTGCGGTATAAGAATAATAAGTATAAGAAACTGATGTACCAGAATCTACGGTAGATCCAGCCGTAGGTGTCTGAGAAGAAACTGTGCCATTGTTTCCAGATGTTGCGCCTGAAGAAGTAGATGATTCTCCAGAATAAACTAATCCAGCGGATGAAATCATTGACTGGGCTGAAGATCTTGATTGACCAGATAAATTAGGAACTGTTATTCCTACATAAATTTTATAAACAAATGGTACGGGTGTTCCAAATGGGACAACTGTGCCAGCAGGTATACTTTGCGAAGAAACATCTTTATCTTGAGCTAAATAATTAACATTTGTATGTGCTGATGTATAATTTAGTTTCTTTGAAGATAATAGTGAAATTGCTGCTGATTCTTTTAATCCAACTAAAGTTGGAACATCAACTTTTCTAACTCCAATTTGACTAGCGAAGAATCTTCTCATTATGCACTCAGGTCTCCCATAACAACCCAGCTATTTGTTCCACGCTTTAATAAAGTAGCGCTAGACCATTGTGCACGAAGCTTTAAGCCAGGAGTTGAATTTGGAGTAAACCCTGATCCTGCAATTGTAACTTGAGAACTTGTTGTTTGTAAAACCTCTATTGTTGTTCCTGTTAAAAAGCTAGGTGAATCAACTATTGTTAGTGTTCCTCCACCTGACATTTCAATTAATTTAAATGCATCAGATGGCACTATTGAATATGAACCAGGCTGAGGATTGGTTTCAATTATCTTATTTATTTTTGCGTCTAATCCCGCCTGTGTAGCAGTTGAAATTGGTTTAGAAGAATCAGATGTATTACTTACATTACCAAGCCCAACCATTGCTGCTGTAATTCCTGAAACTGTACCAGTAAAAGTTGGAGACTCTATTGGTGCTTTTGCATCTAATTCAATACGTGTAGCATTTGATACGGGCTTTGATAAATCTGGTATATTGTCAACAAATTCAAGACCTACCATGTTTTTTGTAATACCAGAAACATATCCAGTAAATGTTGGGTTTGCTAATGGTGCTTTGGAGGCAAGATCAGATGTCAAGTTAGATATTTTGTTCTGAGAGATTCCTGCCGATGAGCTAATATCCATATCTACAATTGTAAAGTTTGCAATTTTTGCAGATGTTACTGAGCCTGATGCAATTTTGTCAGAAGTTACTGAATTAGATGCTAAGTTTATTGAATTAATTGAAAGTGGAATAATTTCATCTTCTCCAACTGAGTTAATCTGCATCATTAATTGTGAAACTGTGTTTTCAGGCAAAGTTACTGTTCCTGTAAATGTTGGTGAATCAATCGGAGCCTTAGATGTAAGGGTAGATGTTAATGTGGCAGCAAAATTTGCATCATCACCAAGTGCTGCTGCTAGCTCATCAAGTGTGTTAAGTGCTGCTGGGGCTGATGCGATTACTGCATTTACCTGTGCTGTTGCGTCTGTAATTGCTTCTGATTTAGCAGTTGCGATTGCTGAGGCCTGTGCTGTTGAAACTGGCTTTGCTAAATCTGATGTATTGTCAACATTTTGAAGACCTACTGAAGACTTTGTAAGTGACTCTACTGCAGTTAAAACTTTTGTGTCTGCTGCAGATGCGGCTGCTGAAATAGCTTCTGACTTGGCAGTTGCTACATTTGCAGTGGTTGCTAAAAGTGAAGTATCTGCAATTCCGTGTACGCTTGTTGTGGCGTTGTTGTGGTTAGTAACTGCTGTAGCTACTTCTGCATCAAGTGCTGCTGCACCTGGAAGTTGAGCCAAGGGTATTAATCCTGCTCCGTCAAGAGAGGCTACTCCGTTGGCAACACCTTTTGTGCTAAGGGCAATGTATTCTTCTAGTGTACCTGAAAGAGCATAGTCAAGTTCTCTCCATGGGGTGCTTCCATCTCCGATTTTAAATGTATTTAAATCTAAAGATATTGCAATTTCTCCAGCATAAAGTGTTGGATTATCTCTAAACCAATCATCGTCTATATCTCTTCTTAATTGAATTCTAGTTGCCACTTGAATTTCCTCCATCTATTGTTAATGAGTATTGTGAATTAGAATTTCCACTATTTATTGTTGATGAGTATCCTGAAATAGAGTCCCCGCCAAGAATGAGTTGGTATTCAGATTCTGGGTAATATGTAGAATCTGGCTCTCCTCCATTTATCAAAGACATTCTTTTAAGATTTGGATTTAACACCTCATCATTTGGGCCGCCGCCGTCAAGGCCAATTATAACAGGAATATTTTCTTCAACATTAGCGTTTTCGTTAATATTAGAAAAGTCAATAGTTTCTTTTAGGTCAATTGTGTGAACATCTCCATCGTAAGAGTGAGTGTGCATGTAAAATGGGGCGGGATCGTCAGAAGCTGGAGTCAAGTCAACCCAAATACTACCGTTGTATATCTTAATGTTTTTGCTTGTAACATTAAAATACACATCTCCAGATGATCCAATAAGTGGATCTTCTGTAAGTGTAAGTAGATTGAGTAGGGACTTAAACTTTTTAGCCATTTAAAATCCTTATCCTATTACAACGACTCTATATTCTCCAGATGCTGGTGCAACTGCAAACTTAATAGTTACAGCTGAATCCGATGTGTGCTCAACATCTGCAAGCACTTCTGCAAATGGGGAGGCAACTTCGTAAATAGAAACTACTGTATCTTTTGTGCCTAAATTATGTGTAACTGTATAAGATGTTTCTGATGTATTTAGTGTGGTCTTATACTTTCTTGTTATTTCATGATAGTTTGTGCCATCATTTGTTAATGTCCATTGATCTGATGTTTCATTCCATAAAACTTCTACATCTGCAGATGTTCCACGGTTTACCTTTAATCCAGCATCTGCTAAAGGAGCATCAGTTACATTTGTATTTAGTACAACTTTGTTATCAACAATATTAACTTCAGTTGTGCTTATTGAGTTAATTGAACCTTGTACATCAAGGTTTCCGTTAATTGTAAGAGTACCTGCAATTGTTACGTCATCTGGCAAACCAATAGTTACTGCTGCTGATTCTGAACCAGAACCTGATACTGTAATTTCTCCAGCTGTACCAGCAATTGTTGATATATAGCTTCCAGTAGTGTCTGTTCCAAGCTCTACTGAATTTGGTTCAACTGTTGTTGTAATTTCAACATCGCCCAGGTTTGTCATTACTGCCGAACCAGTTACATCTCCTGAAAGAGTAATTACTGGATCTTTATTTAGGGATACAGCTCCTGATGTAACTGTAAAATCTGTTGAGTTAAATGAAGCAACACCCTTGTTGGTATAAGTTGCATCTTCTGCAGAAACTGTAATTGTATTATTTGTTACTGCTACATCAATTCCTTCTCCGCCAGATACTGTAAGTGTGTCTACAAGCAAATCTACTGTGTCTGTTCCAGTATCTCCAGCAATTGAAAGATTAGTTGCTACATCTACTGTTCCTGCTGCAGTCAAACGACCTTGTGCGTCAACTGTAAATGTAGGAATTGCTGTTGTTGATCCATATGATCCAGCTGTAACTGCGGTGTCATTTAATTTTAATGTTGTTGTTCCTGCGGCATCATCGTATGTTGAAGTAAGCGCTGTTCCAGCAAGTACAGATGAACCAATAGCATCCTGAATAACTTCTGTGGAGCCAGACATTGGCATCCATGGACCGTTAGGTGAAGACAATCCATTGTAGTAGTACATCGTCTGATTAGATGTATCATAATAAATTTGTCCAGATACTGGACTAGAAGGCGCTGCGCCTAAGTTTTGGATTCTAGCATTGAGCAACTCGTTTTTATTGAGATCAACGCTAACTAAAAATTTTCTTGCCATTTGCTATCTCCTTATGACAGGTGCGCTGTCCCTGAGAATGGTTGAGCCATTGTCAGTGTTATTTGATTAGTACTATTATAGTCTATTCCTGTCTCTAATATGTCGCCTGCACTAGATTTGACTGTCACATTAGGGCTAAATCCCAAATTATGATTTATTACGATAGAATAGATCCCATTTACTGGTCCAGTTATTTGAGACATTTCCCAAGAGTAGGATAATGATATTGGCTTATCCAGAATAAAACTTTGAGCTATATTCCACGTATTTGTCTGAGAATCTTTTGGACCCCAGAATCTTGTCGTTGATGTATCAAAATAAAAATCTCCAGGTACGCCTAAGTTATTGTTTGGATTTCCTGATCCGCTTATAATTGTACGTCCAGGGGCACCAGAAGCTCTAACGACTACTAAAGGATTATTTTCGGTTACTATTAAGCGGGTTGCCACTATATCGTCACAGACCTATTTAAGGTCATATACCCTTCTAGCAATCTAGTCTTGTTAACACTTGGATCAACTATAACTAAATCATATGCTGATTTTGGATAAAACATATTATTTGTTCTTTCAGCTGAAATAGAAATTTGCAACTTTCCTAAAGTTGGATTAATTACAATTCCATCAGTTTCTGTCAGGGTAAAGGCTAGCTTCTTACCACCTTGTGTATCTCTAACTTGCAATTTTGCAGTATGAGAATTAAGTTGAATTGGGTTTTGATCTTCGTCAAGATACTGAACTTCAAATGAGAAAGTAGCATTTTGATCGACCTCAAAATTTTTTTGTGCTGCCATTAATTATAGTCTCCTAAATAGGAATACTCCTGTACTAATTTTAGCACAGGAGTATTTCTAATCGACTACTTTTGTTTACTTATTGGTAAACCCAAATGATGACTCATTAGGGTTAAGTGCTTTCAAAATTACGGGTGCCGTGGCAGCAAATCCGCCAAGTAGTAGGTCTCTTGGGCTGGTGTTGCCAGTCATATATAGAGCAATAGCTGCTCCTAGAAAATGACGTCCATAACTTGCTAGTGCTGCTAGAATCTTTTCTTGCATTGTAACCTTTCCATCTCCATTAAGATCTTCTTTAGCTTTTGCCATTTTTGATCCTCCTTATTTCTAGGCGGGTTGCCTAGGAATTTTGGGCTTTAACCCAATTATATTATTGTACCACTATGCGCTAATATCTACCAATTCGCAATTGCCATCAGAGCTGCAAGCAAGTGTCGCATTTACAGAAGTACCATCTTCTGTTTCATAAAAAGATAGATCTTCCCATCTAATTTCTTTAGGCATTTTTGCAACAAGGGATTCGTACTCTTCCTTGGTTACCTCTTGGTAGGGGGCTTGCTTATAAGTATGATCTGAATGAGGCAAAAATGAGATTCCAGAAACTTCATCAAAGTGCTTGTATACCCAGGCGCCCACTTCCATCCACTCATCTTCTTTTACAGAAACGGTAATAGATGGCTTGTGTTCACACCATGCACGTTGATAAATTAACCAAGTGTTTAAGTGATCTAGGGCAGTCAGGTCGCTTCTAACAATTGCGCCTTCTGGAGCTTTTACTGGAAATGAAAAAACATAAGTTTCATTTGGCTTCATAACATCATCTTCTACTGGAATTCCAACTTCTTTTAAAAAAACAGAAATAGGATCTCCTTTAGATCCACGAACTGTTCGAATGTAGTATGGAGAATGCCATGGATGCATTCCTGAAGATACTCCTACAAGCTGAGATACTGTTCCAGAAGGTTTTACGCATGTAATTGCTGCTGACTCTGGGATTCCTATCTTGCTAGCCTCTTCTTTATTTGTGTCTCTTGCTTTTTCACGCATAGACATTAAAAAAGCCTCTAATGCAACCATGTCTTCTTTTCCAGACATAAACTTATGACCAAACTGTCCAGTAAGGGAAACGCCCAAAAGCCTTTCCTCCTCTGTGTTGTCTTTCCAAATTTTTCTAAGATACTTAAAATCTGTTAATGTTGCTTGCCAGGTTCCAAGGATTGTTGCAAGCTCAACTTTGCGCTCAATATCTTTCTTTGTATCGCTTTCACGTAGTACGACTTCTGAAAGATTACAAAATTGATAAGGACGCAAAATAATTTCTGAGCAAGGGTTTGTTCCGTAATGAATTTCTGGATCTCTTCGTCCATACTTTGAGGCTTGCTTTTGAGCTGCTGCAACATTATATATTCCACGCTCTCCTGATTTTGAATCATAAAGGGATTTCCATTCTGCAATAAATTGTTCCATGTCTGGCTTGCGAGAATAAGCTACAGAGTTATTTGAAAGAGCACGTTGCGTATTGTTTTCCCACCAGTTTCCTGATTTAGCTGCGGCCATTTCAATATCGTTAATATTTGAAAGAGAAATCATAGCTGATCGACGAACCCCTCCAACAACAACAACTTCACCAATTTTGCACATAATGTCATGCGCCTCTATGGGCTTTAAGTTTCTTCCTGCTGCTGATTTAAACTTTGCGATTGTAAAATCAAAAAGATTGACTAAAGGTTGAGGACCTGAAGATCTGCCTCCCATTGTTTTTAAACGTGCGCCAGCTGGGCGAACCTTTGAAACATCAACTGCTGGAATTTGTCCTGACCAAAGTAATGCAAGAAGCTCACGGTAAGCTTTTGCCCAACCTTGCTTTGAATCTTCTACTGTAATTACTGTTGTAGACTTTTCAAATGTTTCTGGGACGGAAGGAAGCTTGTTAATATACTTATATTCAACAGAAAAACCAACACCTGTTCCGCACATAAGAATATACATAGTTTCATCAAAAGATCTTGGCGAATCAACTGGTACAAATGAACAATTGTAGCCTGCTACATTGTCTCTTTCTAATGCTGCTCCTGAAGTCATTACGGAGCGCATAGAGGGCATAACGTTTCTTTTAAATACACCGTCTTTTAATTCCGCTACAAGCTTTTCAGTTGGAATGTAATTATAATTTTCTTTTAAGTGGTTTAGCATAAAGACAAAATATCTATCCACCGTTTCACCCCACGTTTCACGACGGTTCTCTTCTGGAATCCATCTAGCGTAACGTGATAACGCAATAAAATTTTCATACGGGTTTGCAATAGTATTTGACAATTATAGTACCTTTTTCTCCGCCTAGCGGTATAATTTAATATAAGTAGAGTCCTATTCTACCAAACTTTTTTAAACATAGGAAGAGCATTAATAAAAAGCCAATAAAAACCATTTTATTATTAGTTAACTAGAACAATAATACTATATGTGCCAGGTTGACAGATTAAACTTTTTAATGGTATTCTTATAGTTCGTTATCTCTATTGGAGGAAATGCCTATGGAGAATATAAAACAAAAACTTAGCGATGTTTTACATCACTACGTTGCAATATCAGTAGCTGTACTTTTTTTATTTACTGGTCAACCAGAAATAATTCAATCAGCTTCTGCTCTGGTTGTAAAACCAGATGTAGTAACCGAAGCACAACTTAACAAGGAAAAGCTGGAGGAATTCAGCAATACTGTGTGGAAGCCATCTGAGTCTTTAACAGACAAAGAATTGGTTGAACTTCTCAAGGCCGTAGGCTTTGAGGGTAGCGCCCTTAAAATGGCGTGGGCTGTAGCTAAAAAGGAGTCTAATGGACGCCCAATGGCTTATAACGGCAACAGGAAAACTGGAGACAGTTCCTACGGAATTTTTCAGATCAACATGCTAGGATATCTTGGCAATGCTAGAAAAGAAAAGTTCAAACTGGACAGTAACTATTCGTTATTTGATCCAGCAATCAACGCAGAGATAACGTATTATATGACCAATGGCGGTCAAGATTGGTCGTCATGGAAAGGCTTAACTCCTCGAACAAAAGAGTGGCTAAGCAAGTTTCCATCTAAGAGTTAGAAGGGATTTATTATTAAGATACAATTAGTATCTAAATATCTAAGTCTTTCGAGAGAAGGTCTTGTTTCAGAAATGGCTTGCCCATTAGATCAAGGCCTTCTCTTTTCTAACTTAGACGAAAAAGACGAAATATTTATTTATTGCATGTCTTGTAAATATAAGAGCCACATCGGCATGTCTCTTTATAAAAAAATGGAATTGGAAATTAAAAATGCAGGAAAGTCAATATAACTTAGAGATAAGAAAGCAGATAGCTAGAAGCATTCCGTGTGTGCATATGAATACAATTTTAATTAGTGAAAGAGTTTTAAATTCATTTGTTACATATTTAGAAGATTTAAAGTTAAAAGGGGCTTCAACAATTGATGATGCTATAGAAAGCCTAAAAAATAAAGATGAATGAAAATAGAGATAATCTAGAAGATAATCTTCCTATGGTTAACTATATAATGCTACATAGGATTTACGACGTGCTTACCTTAATTGCAAATATACAATCTAGAGGCGAAGAAGATGACATTAAGATAAAAAAAATGATAGAATATCACAAAGAAGGTTTTTTGCTAGGTCCCAGCCCAGCATTTAGAGCGGAGGAAGAAAATGAATAAAGATTTAGTTTTAAGCATAATGGTGCACTCTTTTAAGAAAGCAAATGTAGACTTAGCTATTGAAAGTGGTGTTGAAAAAACATCTGCTGAATCACAGATTGAAGTTATGGATGAAGTTATTAAAAAGTGTATGGAAAAAGTTCTAGACAATCTTGTAGAAAATTTTCCTAATATACAAAATAGTGTAGGTTGATTTAAATCCCTACATATAGCATGCAAATGCTAACAACCCCAATTGGATCCGCCTCCAATTGGGGTTTGTGCTATAATGATATTATTATGGCAAGAGATCATTTTTCAAAAGCAATGAGAAGCCCTAGGTTTCATACTGATGCATACCAAGAATCTCCTGAAGCAAAAGCTGAAAAAAAAGTTGAAGATTTTTTAAGAAAAATTAAAAAAACCATAAAATCAGCTTTTATTTTTTTTATTAAAAAATAAACAGGGGAGATAGATTATGTCAATATTTAAAGATCAAGATTGGAATGAGTCTCACTCACTTGAAGATTTTTTAAACTGGTTTTTAAATTCTGGTCCACATATTGGATTAATGCCTTTTCTTAAACCTTTTAAGGTTACATATTTTAATGAAGAAAAAAGAGCTTATACTTTAAACTGGTACACCAAGGGTCCTTTTCAAGTTCAATTAGTAATAATGGATCCAGACTCAATTATTCCAAAACACAAACATCCAAATATGGATAACTTTGAAGTTTATGCTGGTGGTCAAATAAATTTCTTTAAAAATGGTGAGCTAGAAACAGAAGATTTTAATTTAGTTGATACAACAAAAATTTATCAATCCAAAAATAGAGGAGACTTCTTAAGAATTTTACCAGGAGATATGCACAATGGTGACTTTGGGCCAGAAGGTGGAGTATTCTTTTCTGTTCAAAAATGGCAAAATGGAATAGCACCTAAAGATGGAACTGAAGATTGGGAAGGCGAAGTGTTTAGCGAACAACATGCTTCTGAAGTTACTAGCGGCACTGCCAATATTATTTAATTTAATCCTCTAGCTTAATATCGTCTTTTCTATCATTAAAATCGTAAAGATGATCTGTTGCGTATATAGGCATAGCAGATTCATTTTCATCATAAGAATATCTACCTGGCTTTGAAACAAGATCACGGTTACCAGACTTTAAAACAAATTTCTTTGTTCTTGGATGTCCTGCATCATCTATATCTTCTTTTGTAGCAAATAATCTACCATGCCACTGATTATTCTCAAATCCATCTTTTTCTATTTGTGCCATCTTTGCAGCAAAGTCTTCTTCGGAAAGAGATTGTCTTAGGTCTCTAAACTCTTGTGGCTGTTTAGCCATTAAAAAATGTCTAACGTAAAACTTATGACCTTTTATTGGAAAAACTGAATGTGGGTGATCTGTTCTAAATAACATTCCATCTCCAGCTTCCATTTTGTATATTACTGGATCATCAATCATCCAGCACTCTTTTTCTTCTCCATTTTGATCAACATAAAAAGACTTTTCAGCTGACTCTTCATCTATAAACTGAATCTCGCCGCCTTCATAATCATCGTTTATGTAAACATTATAGTTAAAAAATGCGGGGGCTCCAGTTAACCACATTCTTCTATCTTTATGAAATTCCATAGCATATGCACTCTTTGGATTTGTATTTATAGTTTCTGCAATTAGAAGGTCTCCGTATTCCCATCTTGCTGGATTTTTAAACATATGAGTATCTTCTCTTGAATATCCTGGTTGGTCAACTAGCTCTAACCATGAAGTTGGTATATTAGGATCTTCTCCCCAAAGTTCAAAGTATTCTTTATTCAAACAATTTTCTTTGTAGTATTTTAGAGCTGCAAAAAATGAGTTCATAACTTCTGTTACAAACTGTCCACCTTCTGTTGGGCAGTCTTGCCACCCAGCTTCTTGCCTTGGATATGCCTTAGAGTACTCTCCCCAAGGCTTCCAGTCTGTCCAAGGACCAAAGAAATTAATCTCTTCTGTTTTTGATTTTTTTAAAATATCATATAGTTTTTGTGGGTCCTTTACTGCATTCTTAATAAGCAGTACGTCTTTTGTGAGCTCTATAAATTCCATAATTAATTATACCATAGCCCTTATGGTTTCCAAAACAAGGAGTTGTCGTTATATATAGCATAGTCTAGATCCATATACTGTTTTAGTTTACCCTTATCATCTTCCGTTAAAGAATCATAAAGTAATTTAGAGGCAGGAAGAGTGTAAGGTTTTGAGTTTTTGTTTTTTTCTAAAGCTGGATAAAAACTATTGCTGCCTAAGTCATCTATAATTTTTTTAGATATTTGCACATTATCAATATTAATAAGATCTTTCATTTTTAAAAGAATATTGATTCTTTTAAGCCTGGATAGTATTAACTTAATATTTTCTTCGTCTTTAAGAAAAGAGTTGTCAAATATAATAGACCCATTATTTGTAAAATCATTTAAAATCATTTTGCTATAGTAATTATGGAACCTAGTATTTTTTGCTACAAAATCAATAAATTTATTTTTATCTAGATGTAAATTTGTTTCTTTCCTGGAACCTATTTTAACCTTTACTTTATTGTCTACCACCATAGCATACCAACTTGCAGCTCTTTCTATGGGATCTCTAAGTATTGAAACAATATAGGTGTTTTCTGATATTCTTGAGTCCCAACCCTGGTGTGCCATATCTTCTTCTCTTATTGCAAGGTTGTCTGAAGAAATCCAATCATGATGTTTAGTATAATACTCAGTATAGCATTCTAAATCAGGATTTGATTTTATAAGAGGCTTAACAATAGAATCTATAAACCTTCTTCCATCACATTTAGCCATATGTAAAAAATAAAATGAGTTATATTTTATGGCTTCCAAAATAGATCCTCGTTATTATATATATAGTAGTCTAACATTAAATTCTTTTTTATATTTTCTTTATCTGAATCTGTTAAAGATAAATATAGCTCTTTTGATTCAGAGTTAGTGTAATAATCTGTTTCTTTAAAAACATCTAGATCGGGTATTATCTTATTAAGATATAAATCTTTTGTTATTTTTTCAGATATAAGATTTTTGTCGCATTCCATAAAAGTATTCATTTTGATAATCATATTGACTCTAAGCGCTCTTTCAAACACCAAATCTATATTTTTTATAGGACTATTGTTTGCAAGAAAGGATCTGTCTTTTCCTAAGTCGTTTATTAGGCATTTGCTTACTGGATTATAAAATCTTGAGTCTGTATTTACATAACTTATAAACTTATCTTTTAACAAATGCACCTTTGTATTTTTATTATATCCTGGGGTATTTTCGACATCTGCTTTAATTCTATCTATATACCAGCTTACCGCTCTTTCGATTGGGTCCCTCATTATCATTACAATGTATGTGCTATCAGTTATTCTTGAGTCCCATCCTTGGTGATGAAAAGGTGATTGATCGTTTTCGTTTACAGGAATATACTCTTCTTGGTTGTATACTGTAAATTCTGGGTTGCTATTTTTTAAAGGAATAATTATGCTATCGGTAAATCTTCTACCATCGCTTTTAGGTACATGTAAAAAATAAAAAGAATCGTATTGCATTATATGCTTTCAGTTGAGTGAAAAGTGCGGCGAAAAGTGAGCCGAAAATTAGAGACCATCATTTTCACTTTCCTGTATTTTCTTTAACATCTCGATATATGCCAGAGTTTCTTCCTCAGTAGGCTTATTAACTATATATTCGGCTGGCACCCCAGCATATACGATATAAAGGAGGGCAGAAAGAGGAACATCATAAGCTAACATGTAATGATTATACTCCATATTTAAAACAAAGTGGGCCTATTGGGATTTGAACCCAAAGTCGTTTGTATATAAGACAAATGCTTTAACCAGATTAAGCTATAGGCCCTTATGTTAGGACCATATCTGATATATTATGCCAAGGATAGTTGTCATTACTATGACTATCATTATGGCATATAGGGTTTTCATTTTTTTAGCTCTCCCGCTTTTTCTTATGTATTTTCTTTATGTTTTGTAATTGTTTATCTGGGGATATTAGATTTTAGGAAAGCCCCCCTACCCCCCAAATTTTAACTTTTTGGAAAGATAGAGAAAGCAGTTCCTAAAACGATATCCACAGATGTTATCTGGTACATATTGAGTTTCAGGGTAAGCCCCCACAAAGCAAACTAAGTGTAACATAACAAAAATTGTCATGTCAATACTTTAATAGTATAATGTTTGTATGGATAAAAAAATAAAAGTTCAAGTAATTGGAGATTGCCAAACAGCTAGACTTCAAGGTCAACATATTAACGCACATCTTGGCCCAATAGAAAATCTTACCAGATTTAACCCAGAAATTCAAGAGAAGAACTCTAAATTCCTAGTCGACTCAAATATTGAAGTTAACTTCTGGGGACGTGCTGGATATAAGTGCTTTGGCCTAGATTTGGGAGAAGATATAAACCAAAATTTACTATCCTCTGCCGCAGAAGATGCAATTGATTCAAATGAATTAGCTTTAACTCATCCTGAATATCCAAATCTTATTGGAGGATCTGATCTTGTTGATTTATTCTTTAATCTATCAGATGTTACAGATGCAGATCTTGTTATGCCATTTATGGGATATGTAGATTGTCGCAATTGGATTCCAAAGTACAATAATGCTGAGCAAATAGTCAGAGATTATGTACATGCTTTTATTACTGAGTTCCCGTCCAAAAAAATAAGATTTATTGAGCCTTTCCCACAATTTAAACATGTTGAAACATATGCCTATTCGATGTTGGACTATGAAGCTAGATCTGCAGCAGAAAAGAGCTTCATAGCCGTTTTAAGACAAGTTTCTGAAGAATACGGGTTGCTTCCACCAGTTACTCAGGATATAGTCTATGACGCCATAGGAGAAGAATTTCTGCTTTCAAAGCATGCTCGTCCTGGTGGAGAAAAACAAAAAAATACTTTAGTAGATGGAATTCTTCCTGAGTACAACAAGAAGGTTTATGAGAATTTGTCTAGAGAAATAAAAGAAACAGTTAATCTTCTGTTTTAATCTTTTTTACATGATCTACGCAAAGGTTGTATTTTATACCCCTGTTGTTAATCATACTTGTATAAGCGTATTTATCGCAAAATGAACATGTCATAGCTCTATTATACCCCGCCATATATTCTAGTCGACTGCAATTTCAGATTTTATAAAATGTTAATATATTTTTATGATGTATGATACATACCCTGGACAAAACGGACATTTCGGATAGTGCGCCCATAATTCTTTGAGCCTTGAGCGTGAGTGTGACCCTTATCACAAAGATTTATTTGCGACACGCCCGAGATTTGCGTTAATTTGTCAGTCCCCCCTGCTATGCTTAAGGTATAACAAAAAGAAAGGAAGTTAAAAAATGACTTCACTAACACTAGAGCAAAAGATTGCTAAGGCTGCTCACCTTATCGCTGAAGGAAAGGTCGTATCTTTCCGAGGCGCTTCATTTGATACATACATGAAAGTAGAGCGCCTTGCTAATCGTATCAAGCAAGAGCAAGAGTTTCCTCAATGCCCTTGCGGAGAGTGTGACTAGTATCACACCGACACGCTAGGCTAACCTCCCCAATTTGTCAGACCCCTATGCTACACTTACAACATAACAACAACGAAAGGTCAGAATAAATGACACTAGATGAATACAAGCAAATGGTAGAGGCGCAACGCCTTGCCTCCCTATCAATCGCCCTAGAGGCGCTAACTAAGTCTAAGGCTATCGCAGAGGAGATGAATAAATAATGTCATACGCATACTCATACGAAACTAATAGCGTGTCTAAGTGGGATACTATCCAATCAGATGTCGCAGATGCATACGCATACCTTGATGAGGTAGATGAGGAACAACCTCCACTAGATGACTTTAATGATGAAGATGATGAAGAACTAGCGAAACTATTCGCACTAACATGGGAGAACTAATAATGACTATCACTTACTCAATTTGGCAAGGCTCTAAACTAATCTCAATCGACAATGTAGCGCATGAGGCTAAGGCTATTGACCATGTAATACAATCGCTCAACGATAGCGAATTAGGTAAGGTTAAAAAGTTTACCGCTAATGTAATGGACATAAAGGTAACAGCATGAATAGACTACTTACTACACTAGTGCAGTTATCTATCGCTATCCCCGCCCTTATTATGGGGCGCATAGTTGTGCGTGAGTGGATAGATGAATGGCAACACATAAAGTCAGAAAGATCACACTAGCCTAACGGCGTGTCGGCTTGACAATGTCAAGCTGGCCCGCAAGTACTTGCGGGAGTTATCCACAGGGTTACGGGCATCTGTGGAAAACCCCTGGATTTATGTGAGATTTATCACATAGGCTGAGCGTCTCACATTATGGAATTACTGGCTAGTAAGTAGAGAAATGTCAGCCCCTTAGTGTACAATTCCTACTATAACGAAAAAGAAAGGTGGTCTCAAATGACTACACTAAACACACTATGTAAAGACCATACCCCTATGGTGTCCGCTATCTCAAATGTAGGAGATGAGCAATTTACTTTCTGCGTAGATTGCGAACAAAACATTGAGCGTTACTACTATGATAGCGACCCTGAGCAATTCCCTATGTGGACAGATTGGTATGTATCTAAATGAAAACTAATTTCGAATTAACGCAAGAGATTAGCACTCTTGCTAAAAAGCACTATGGTGAGCAACACCTTGCATGGTCATGGGGTTGTGCAACCGCACTACTAACCGCAACACAATTAGAGTTAATTCTTGACATACTAAAAGAAAAGGAAAACGCATAATGCTAGATTTCGAAATTACTAATGCGATTAAACAATTATTTGATGAAATGCTTGATGATTGTTATCCCGTGTATGAAATGGGTAACGCTGTTTTTTATCCCTCCCAAATCTTAAAAGATTGCGACCCTATTGCATACAATGAGGCACTCTTAGATTTTCAAGATAATTACATGCAAGATAATGCAGATGATTTAGAAAGGTTGATGAGCGAATGACAGATTTTTTTGGATTTGAAAAAGCAATTGAAATTGATCATTTAACAGATGAGCAAATCTTAAAGCTTGAAGAAATTTTTAAAGATTTCGAATAAGTAAAGGCGTGTCGACTTGACAAAAGTTGATGCGCCCGCAAAAGAGCGGGGTTATCCACAGGGTTACGGGGGTTATCCACAACCCCTGGAATTTGCGACACGCCCGAGATTTTGTGATTTTTATCACATGACTTGAGCGTCTCATTATTTGGAATTACTGGCTAGTAATTATCTTTTGTCAGTGGGTTCTGGTAAAATACTCTTATAACAACAACGAAAGGCGGACTCAAATGTCAGCAAATGTTTATTCTATCGAAAGCCTACTTGTAGGAAAGACCTATCACTCAAAATCATTAAAGGGTGAAATTATCTCAGCGGAAAAAAATAATGATGTATGGTATGCAAATTGTGATACATACAAGGTTCAGGTTCGACCTCATTATTCAGCCCCGCTAAATCTAAAAGATACTTATCGCTATTTGGCGGTCAAGGTATCTGACTAATTTGTCAGTGCTACCTGATACAATAACTAAATAAACAAACGAAAGGAAAACTATGTTAAACATAATCGACAAAACCGATTTCTATGAAATCGCAGACGAGCAACATTTTTGTTGTGATGAAAGTCAATTTAAGTATTACTGTATCGAACACCTAGAATTTATGGGTTGCTACTTTTGCGGATTTGACTATGACAAAGATTGCGAGGAACAACACTAATGATTAACTCAGTATTAGCAATAGATTGCCAAGATTGCCACGGGCACGGAGTAATCTTTTTTGGTGATGATAATGATTTCGATTGCGAACCTTGCGATTGCGTAGATGACGGCTCACTATTTTGGAACGGAGAAAATGACTAATGTATAAATTAACTTGCGCCTATGACGGCAATGCACCACACTGGACGGCTGAATACGAAAAGGAATTCGGTGCTTGGGAAAGTTTCTTTCGCTTTACTGATTGGGGTATGGCTAACGAATTCTCAACAGTAAACATAATGACGCCAACTGGCAAAATGTACACCAAAGTATTTTACAGAAATGGAATGGTATCAGTTAAATGATGACACGAAAAGATTATGTCGCGGTTGCAGAAATTCTAAAGTATGCAAGCGATAAAGCGCACCCAGCACTATTTTCTAAAATGGTAAATGATTTCGCTGAAATGTTTGCGAAAGATAATGACCGATTTGATGTAAATAGATTTCATGAAGCGAGTGGGTATCATGTCCCAAAACTCACTACGAGATAAAGTAAAGCGAATTCAGGAATTGCGTCGCAGTAATGCGGCGCAACCTGTTCGCAATAAGAAAAAATATTTTCGAAAGATCAAACATAAAAATAAATATGCAGAGTGATGCATAGCTATGCAGGCCCGCAATACTGCGGGGTTATCCACAGGGTTACGGGGGTTATCCACAGCCCCTGGAATTTGTGAGATTAATCACAAAATAAATTAGATAAAGCTTGGGCGTGTTGCACAATTTGTCAGTGGCCTAGTGTACAATACTCTTATACCAACAACGAAAGGCAAAAAATGATAGTAGAACACAATCTAAAGTTTGTAACAGAGTTTGCAGACAATCATCCAGTAACTTTACAGGTTATGGCACTTGATGAAAACACTCGTATCTTTATGCTAGAGTCTATGCTAAAAGATTTAGTAGCACCACGCCTACAACCAATTCTTGATGAAATAAATGCTAATGGCTCTTACGCAATACTAAAGGTGGCAGAATAATGGGATACAATACAGCATTAGATTTATCTGAGGAATTAGATTTAGAAGTAGCATTAGGCTATCACTTACAGGGTAATCATTACCCACCCGTCCCACTTTCTATGGTGCCAGTATGTATCGAGGCAATTGACTTTGCTCATGATGACATGTGGGATGAAACTATTGAAATGCCTGATGGTATTACTTACAAGGGGCAGACATGTGCGCCAGTGTGGGCGATCATCGAGGCTCACCACTTACACGCTTGGCTACCTGAGTGACTAAGGTCACACAATAACTTTCTCAAATAATGAGATAGGGCTAGACTAATGTCAGACCCCAATGCTATAATTACCAACCTAACAAAGAAAAGAGGCAATAAATGACAATCAACGACAAGTTGTATCAGGTAGGCGATTTATTCACTACCCTTAAGTCAAAGAAAACAGGTGTGATTAAAGAAATCCACCCACAAACATCTGGCTCGGTGCGTGTGCTACTAGAAATGCCCAACAAGGAAACTCGTTGGACTTCAGTATCCGCTCAAACACTACTAGGCGTTTAATTTAATGGGAGGGGGGTCGCAGAAATGTCAGACCCCCCTGCTATAATTACTTAATCAAACCAACCAACAACGAAAGAAGGAAACAAATGGCTAGAGGAAAAGCAATCAGCGTTAAAATCGCAACACCAAAGGTAATCAAGGCACTAGAAACTGCACTAGCAAAACTAGAGTCAGATTATTCATCACAAGAAGCAAACGAAGCAAAGTATGAGAAGGCAAGACAAAAGTGGCAGAAGGAACTTAGTGACTATGCCGTTGCCAACATCAAGAAGGCAGAAAACTTCCGTACATCTTATCGCTCATGGAACAATACACTAAACATTGACTATGACTTAACAGTTGCAGAAAAGGACTTGCCTAAAGAGCCTCAGCGTGACTTTGTTGTTATGCACCAGCATACATACAATGACCAAAAAGAGGAAATGCTTAACGCAATTCGTATTCTCAAGATGACAGATGAGGAAACAGTTTCCACATCAACTTATCAAGCGGTTGCTCGTTATCTGTAAATAATCCAACGACCTGAGTATGTCGCCAAACTGCTCTCCCTTTAGGGACAACTACTAACAAAGGCAACAAAATGAAAAATCGTTTCAGAGTAGAAATCTATGATGCAAACAAAGCAAATGATGTAACAATTTATTCAGAGCAAGGCGTAGATAAAGAATACTTAACTGAGTTAGCATTCTCTAATAGACGTAATTTCTTAGGGGATGTTCGTGCTTATGTCTATGATACATTGAAGAAGACTAAGACTACTGCTCTTTATCTCCCGTCCGAAGTTATTAACTTCAATCGCAAAAACCAATTGACTAGGGAAGAGTTAGGTCTGTAAAGATCTAACACCAGTTGCATATGCAGCTGGCCCGCAAAGCTAAGGGGTTATCCACAGGCTTACGACCACTTGTGGATAACCCTGGAATTTTGTGAGATTAATCACACGGATCAATTCAGACATATTGTAACTAATCCTAGACAATGTCAGTGGGGTCTGTTATACTTACAACTAATCAAACGAAAGGTAAAAATAATGGCTCATAATCTCGAAACCGAAAATGGTCAAGTTGCATTCGCTCTACGTGGCGCACCCGCTTGGCACAATCTCGCAAATCGCATCTTTACACAGGATGAAGATGTTACAACTCAAATGATGTTAGATGAGGCAAAACTTTCCAACTGGAATGTTCGCTTGTCTCCACTAACTGACCATATCTCAGATACATGGAATGATGTATCTAATGCTCAATTAGTTATTCGTGACAACCCATTCAACAATGGAACTGATGTTCTTGCAACTGTTGGAAAGCGTTACAAGCCTGTGCAGAATGAGGAACTATTCGCATTCGCTGATGCAATTCATGATGCTAATGCTGATTGCCGTTGGGAATCTGCTGGCTCACTTCGTAGCGGTAAGGTTGTATTCGGTACAGTGGATATTCCTCGCACAATGGTGCTTGACCCACAAGGCGCAAATGATGCAACTAAGTTGTATCTAATTGTTTGGACATCTCATGACGGGTCAGTTGCTGTTCAGGCTGCTGTTACTCCTGTTCGTGTTGTGTGCCAAAACACTCTTAACCTTGCAATGAAGAATGCTAAGCAATCTTTCAAGATTCGCCACACGCAATCTGTTGAAGGTCGCATCCAAGTTGCTCGTGAAACTCTTGGGCTTGCTCTTGGTTACTTTGATGAATTCGAGAAAGAGGCTCAGGCTCTTTATTCTCAATCAATCACTGATGCTGAATTCTCAAAGTTAATTCAGA